CTCTAAGCCCCCCTTTTTTTCACCCGGCTTTTTCCCCGAGGGGGCATTTTTGGTGAACCGATGAAAGCGAAGCAAAAGACAGGGCGCCGATCGAAGCTGACGCCCGAGCGACGCAAGCAGATCGTGAGCGCTGTGGCGGCGGGCGTGCCTGTTAAGTACGCAAGCGCCAAGGCTGGCGTAACTGACGCAACTGTCTGGCGCTGGATTCAGCGCGGGCGCGCTGAGGAGCGCGGGATCTATGCCGAGTTCGCTGCAGCAATGGAGCAAGCCCAAGCAGAGAGCATCTCAGCGCTGGTGGCGCAGGTCACCGTTGCTGCTCAGAAGGATTGGCGCGCAGCGTCCTGGCTGCTAACAAGGCGAGCGCCGGATCAGTTCATGGATCCCGGCAAACGTGCAGAGCTGGCAGCGGCAGAGGCGCGGGCTGAGGTGGCGCGGGCTGAGGCCGATCGGCGGGTTGCATACATTGGCGCGCGAGCGCGTCTGCTAGAGGTGGATCATGAGTGGGAAGCTGAGCAGGAATAAGGGCGCACGCGGTGAGCGTGAGGTCTGCAACATTCTGCGCGCTGCAGGCTATGACGTTGCGCGGGCTAATCAGGCAGCGGGCGCCAGGTGTCCAGATGTCGATGGTGTGCCAGGCGTGTGGATAGAGGTAAAGCTGGGCAAGCGAGTAAACACCCGCGCAGCCTGGCGCCAAGCGTGCAATGACACAGACAGCAGGGAGCCCGTTGTCATCTGGCGTGACGATCGCCAGGAATGGATGGTGCACTGCCGCCTTGAGGCGTGGATCAAGTGGGTTGCCGGTCTGTGAGATACGTGACTTCAGACACGTGGCGGCAGCTGCGCGCGTTTAACATTGAGGCCAAGGGGATCCCAATGCGCCACCAGCAACGCCGGTTAGTGCTGCTTGCTGCGTTCTGCGGCAGCCCTGCAAGCCAGACGGGTGAGGCCATTGGCGTTGATCCTAGTCTGATCCTGCGGGTAGGGCGCGGCGCCTGCTCTATTCATCATCCGCGAAAAATAGAGCGTTTACACGACTGGATTAAGGCAAGCCTATGGCGGCACCTGTGGCGGATTGGCTCAGAGTCTGCCTGCGGTTTAGATGCGGTGATAGAGGCTAGGACACACGCCGCAAGCGTCTGCGAGATTCCGCGCGAGTGGTTGAGAGATTGGCGCATAGCTGCTGAGGATGTGGTGAGATGAGCAGGCCAAGCCGCACAGGGCAGGATCAGAAGCGCGCAGCAGAGGCTGCCAGCAATGTGCCGATCGCGTGGTCAAGCGTGCGCGGCTTGTATCCCGCTTCAATCAGGCAGAGGGTTGACGAGTTGGTTGAGCGTGGCGGCTTTACCATGCGCGATCTCAGCGCAGTCACTAGCGCACAGCTCATGGCCGATCTCATCGATCAGGGTGCTGGCGGGGATGCAGGCCCGCGCATAGCCTCACACCTGCGGTTGCTGTTTAGGATAGCGCTGGCCTCAGGTGGTGCGGGTGACGCAGCTAGCGCGATGGTGCAGGTACCACCAGAGCTGAGGGCGGTGCACATCGATGACGCGGATCTAGGTGATGACCTCATCTAACGCCCGTGAGAGCTGGCTAGGCTTGCGCCAGCGTCTGGGCGACACTCACGATCGATTAGGTGCGATCCGGCTCATCAGCGCCGCCACTGGCTATGTGCCCCTGCCTCATCAACTGCGCGCTCACTTGGCTGGTGCTGGGCCTGGTGAGACGTCCTTCAAGCTGTTCTGTGCGGGTGTCGGTTCTGGAAAAACCCTGTTCAGCGTCTATGAGCTGCTGGCTTACGCGATTATGAACCCTGGTTGTTCTGGCATTGCTCTCGGTCCTACGTTTGACCTCTGCGTTTCAACGCTGTTGCCTGAGTTTGAAACCGCGATCGAGAAGATGCACGCGGCAGGCTATCCAATCGTGCGGCGCTTCGTGCGCTCAAGGCTTGAGGCTGAGCTAGTCTGTGGTGGGAATATAGCTTGGCGCAGCTTCAGCAAGATCGAGAACATGCGAGGCCGAACCTGCGCCTATGCCACGATCGATGAGAGCGAGGTGAGCTACGATCCGGGCTATATCTGGAACGTGCTGCAGGGGCGGTTAAGGGATCCGCGAGCCAGGGTGCGCGGGCTGTGGGCTACCACAACGCCCAAGGGGCTGCGCGGTATCCCTGCGCTATTCGTTGAGCGGCGCCATGCTGCGCGGGGCCTCGCTGCTGGTGAGCGCGAGCGCGAGTTGAAACGCTGGTTTAGTATTAAGGCCAGCAGTCTCAGTAACTCGCACCTGCCTGCAGACTATATTGCCAACATGGAACGCAGCTACTCTAAGCGCATGTTCAGGGCTGAGGTCATGGGTGACGTTCTGAAGCCTCAGAGCGCAGTGTTTCAGTTCAGCCGCGATGACCACGTGAGACCATACAGGCACAACCGTGAGACGCCTTATGCGATCTCGTGTGACTGGGGGCACAGCAACCCGCATGCGCTCTTTATGGCGCAGCTGCCAGACGGGGCGCTCATCGTCTTTGACGAGATGTGCCCAGAGGGCGGCACCAGCCGTGACAGGTTCAGACAGATGATCGTGGATCGCTGCGCCATGTACGGGCGCACGCCTGAATGGGCGATCGGTGACCGTGCTGTCAGGTCTGAGATGTCTTGGCTGATGGGGCAGTTTCCAGCGGCTCAAGTGTCGCGCATGCGCAGCCGTGAGGAGCAGAGCATTATTAGCGGGATCGCTGTGGTTAACTCACTGCTAGATCCTGTGCAGGGTGCGCCTATGCTATACCTGTCAGCAGACGTCGCAGGGCGTCAGGATAGGCGCGCATTGGTCAAGGCCATGCTCAACTATCGGTACAAGCAGAGAGCAGACGGCACGATCGACACGATGAGAGCCGCAAAGGACGGCACAAGCGATCACGCAGCAGACTGCCTGCGCATGGCTTGTGTAGTCTTAGCAGAGCAGAGCAGAGCAACTTACACGCTGGATCGGACACATGGCAGAAAGCGCACCTCTAGACTTGGCTCTAGACACTCATTCATTGGTAGACGATGACAGGGCTGGCGGCGCTGCTTGGCGCAAGATCACGCGGATCCTCTGGCAGTACCTGCGCAGCGATATGCGCGATATGGAAGACGAGAGAAAACGCAAGTTTCCTGTTACCTATAAAAACCACACGCTGAAGCCGATCCCGCTGGTTAGGCGCTTGGCGCTTGAGCAGGCGCAGTTATACCTCAACGCCCCACAGCGTGAGTTTAATGGCCTTGATGATTCGCAGGCTGAGCGCATGCGCGACATCTACAAGCGGATCAGCATTGACGAGACACTGCTTAATGCTCATCAGCAGTTGTGCGCACTGAATAACGCAACGGTGTGGGTATGGCCTGACAAGTCAGGCGGGGTGCGCTTGCTCTTGGTCCCGCCACACGATCAAGCCGTTGAGCTGTCAGATCCGACATCACACAGCGAAGACGACGTTGCGATCTGGTTTGTGCGGCTGCCTGTGGGGCAGGATGTGAACACGGGGATCATCAACTATGGCGTGGCGAAGGTGACACCAACCAGCGCAGTCTGGACAAGCAACGCACCGGGCGATCTCGCTGGGCGCGGGCTGTGGCGCGATGACGGATCCAACCCGCTTGGCTTTATCCCTGCCGTGCGGCTGCGCAACGCACTGCCCGCCCCCGGCGAGTTCTTTAGCCCTGCCAATGAGGCGCTCTTGCTGTGTCAGCGCGCGGTGTCATCAGATGCCACTTCGATCGGCGTGGTGGCGCTGCAGCAGGCTCACGGTCAAGCGTTTATCAAGGGGCTGCCGCATGCCGCAGCGGCTGAGATCGAGCTGAGCCCTGAGACAGTGATCGGCTTGAGCGATCCAGATCACGAGTTCGGATTTGCACAGGCTGATCCGCGTCTGGATGGCTATCGCATGGTGGTGGATCATTACCTCAAGATGAGCGTTGCCATGCAGGGCATGAGCCCAGCAACGGTGCTTAAGTCAAGCGCGCTGACCGCTTTGGCCAAGCGACTCGACAACCTAGACAGGGACGTAGAAAGGCGCCGCCACATCAATGAACTGCACAGGGCAGAGGATCGCATCCTCAGCGCTGTGATCGCTTGGGTTAACGTGCAAGCAGGCGTTGAGGTGTTCCCGCCAGCCACAGTGACCGTCACCTATCATGAGCCTGTGCAGATCGTTGATGATTTGCACGCTGCGCAGTCGCTTAAGATGCTGTCAGAGATGGGCCTGACGTCACCCGCTGAGGAGCTATCAAAGCGTGAGGCGATCAGCATGGAGGATGCAAGCGCAAAGGTGCAGTCAAATTTAGAGGCGCGCGCTGCTTTATCTGCTGAAACTGGTGATGACGGGTCGGCCTTGAATGGCGCGCAGGTGCTTGCGGCTTTGGCTGTTGCTGAGCGGGTTGGGGCAGGATCGTTGTCGCTTGATGGCGGAGTGGCGTTTATGGTTGAGGGGCTGGGTGTCACAGAGGGAGCAGCACGCCGCGTTTTGTCAGGCGCCCGCGCTATTGCAATAGTGCCTTAATGGTTGGCGTCGATTACAAGCTAGAGCGCCGCCAGCGCAAAGCCAAGAACAGGCGCGAAGTCACGCGCGTTGGCAGGGGTAACCGCGATCTAAGGCTCAACACAACAGGCTGGGATCCAGAGCTGATCACGGCTTCAGAGCAGGCGATCGTCAAGCCAGTGATCCACATTGCGCGCCTGGCATATGCCATCATTAAGCGCAGGACGTTTAAACAGGGCAGAAGCGCAAAGGGTAAGCCCTGGGGCTCATACAGCGCGCGAGTGCCCGCAAGCAAACGCACAGACAGGATTGAGCGCGAAAACGGGCACCTGTGGATCGGGCCTCAGAAGCCGCAGCCAAAGATCGGCAAGTACCCAATCAGGATCAAGTCAGGCGATTGGCGCGGGTGGGCTCTGTACGAAAGCAGCCGCCAATATGCTGAAGCACAGCGCAAAAGCGGGATCAACTTTGTCAACACTGGCACCCTGGCGCAGGGCATGCAGATCCGCCCGCTCAGCCCGCTCAACATTAAGATCGCATTCTACGGTGGGCGCCGTAAAACGCACGATCGGATCCTTGGCGGCAGTGGTGACGCCTCTGGCGGGCGTCGCAAAAGCAAGGCAAAGAACAACAGCAGCCTCGCCCGGATCCTGTCCAGCAAGGGTTACCCGTTGATCGAGGTCAACCGCAAAGACAGGATCGAGATTCTGCGGCTGATGCAGACCTTGATCACACCCGAATTGCTTGATTTACTGCGCGCGTATGATGACGTCTACAAAGGCCGCAAGGCGCTGCGCATACGCGATCGCGCGCTGCAGAAGGTCAAGCGGCAGTTTGAAGACGCTGAGCGCCGCATAGGGGGATAGGATGCCAAAGAAGCCAAAGCCAAAGCAGAAGCCCAAGCAGAAGCCGCAAGCGTTGCCGCCTCTTGAGCCAGTGCGGGGGCTAAAGGACAAGCCGTGCGCCTCATGCAAGGCAACGCCTGAGATCGCTGCTAAGATGGTCGCACATGGCTGGCAAGCGGTTGGCACATCTGGTCAAGAATACATCATGATCGCTGATGCTGAAGCGGTCGCAAGCTACATGGCTGCGCACGGGGGAGACGATGAAAAGCAAGAAGGCTGAAGCACCAAAGGCAAAACCAGAGCCCAAGCTAAGGCGCGACGTCGCGACCTTTGGCGGGCCTATTGTGTACCGAGTTGAGGCCAGCAAGGCTGAGGCCGCGCGGCTGCAGGCTGCTGGGTTTCGCAAGATCCAGACGTCTGGCGATCGGTATGTAATGGGCGCAGATGCTGCAACCTATGCAGCGTTCAAGGGGGCCAAGTGAGTGACGAGCCAAAGATTGCTGGCGCCCCGTCTGGGCATGTACCACCAGCACCAGAACAGCCCGCCCCAGCTGCGCCAGCCGTTGATGTTGCCCTTGTGCCGCCCGTTGTGGCGCCTTCAGCGCCTCCAATTGCCCAGCCTATACCGGCGGCAGCACAACCGCCCGCAGCGCCTGCAGCGGCACCAGATCCGCTCGCTGAGTCTAAGTCAGTCAGCGAGGTTGACGCGCTGAGGGCTGAGGTTGAGGCTGAGCTACAGAAGGCGCGCACCGCGCGTGAGGCGCTTGAGGCTGTGCAGCAGCGCCAGCAAGACAAGGCGCGGATCGCATACCTGCGGCAGATGGGCGCAAGTGAGGCGCTTACTGATGAGCACCTGTTGACGCTTGCGCCTGCTGTGGACTCAAGCAGTGCAGACGGTGCGGCGGCTTTGCAGAGCTGGCAGCAGTCAAACGCGGCGCTATTTAGTAAGCCGCAAGAGGGTGCGACCACTACAGCCAAGCTGGTTGAGCGGTTCGCCACAAGCAAGCACGGGACCTTTGGCGCCGACTTTCACGCCAAGCAGATGCGCGCAACCTTTGGGGGTGAGTGATGGCAGGCAAGAGCAAGGCCGCAAAGGCGATCAACGCGGGGGCTTCAGAGGCAGAAGCCAAAGCCATGATGAAGCTGAACGAATGGATCGAGCAGTATGATAACGCCGATCGCATGAGTGTCGGTCAGTGGTATGGGATGCCTGACGAGTACGCCCAAGGCTGGACGTTTACACGCTGCGGCCAAAAGGGTGCGGCACGCGCTGAGGCCTTGGCAGCGCAGCTGCGTCGCATGGGGTACCAGAACGCGCCCGCATCACTGCGCAAGGCAGGGTTTGAGGCCTCTGACGGCGATCACGGTCTTTATCTGTGCATACCCACAAAGGCCTACTTGATGATCCAAGAGCGCAAGCGGGCAACTCAGGCGCGGATACAGCAGAGCGTCGAAGAAAGCTTCGCCCAAGAGATGAGCAGGATCCCTGGTGGATCTATGAGCGTCAGCCACGGTACAGCAGTCGTAAAGACTTAGAAGCGCACGCGGTTTGCTGTTCTGATGTGTGAGGCTGACTGTACGGGCTAGCCTGTGGTCATTAACTGACGGCCCACCTTTGGAGGTTTCAAAATGGCCTTAACAGCATTCTCAACGTCCAATGCGATGGCCACCGCCACGATCAACTATGTCGATGGCCTCGCAAGTGTGCCGGATGATTGGCGAAACATCGTTGATTACCGCACAGATCAGACGGGCGCCCTGCGGGTTACCTCGATGGCTTCGATCGGTGAGATCGCAAGCTGGGACGGCACAGCCGATCTAAGCAGCTCAGCCACAGCAGCAGGCGCGGCAGGCACCAAAACGATCGATATCGCGCAGTTCGCTTCGCAGGTCACGATCTCGCGCCTCAACGCTGAGACGATCCCCGGATTGGTTGACGGCATGGCACGCCGCATGGGCGTCGCTGTTGCGAACACTTACCGCAAAACAGTGTTTACCCGCCTTAACCAGTGCGCAGGATCGCAGCAATCTGGTGATGGTAAGGCGTTCTTCGCAACCGACCACACGATCCCAGGCGGAACCGGTACGCGCAGCAACTCGATCAGCTCAATCCTTGATCCGGCTGGCATCAGCGCGGCATTGCTTGCGGCGCGCAAGTTCGTTGATGCCACTGGCGCACCCTACGACTTGAGCGCAGGGGGATACTGGTTGGTTGTGCCTGCGGACCTTGAGGAAGCCGCCCGCTCTGCCGTTGCGTCACCGTTTAGCCTTACCAGCGTCACAACAAGTGGATCGCCGTCGCAAGGTCTTGCCAACGTGGTTGGCCAGTACCTCAGCCAGGCTGACATCATTGTGGCCAATACTGGGCTAAGCGATACAAACGCATGGTACCTCTTGCCCAAGCTGGCCAACCCGCTCCTGGCGTGGAGCAGGTTGGATCCAATCATGCGGCAGACCGTTGACGAAGACAGCCTGAAGATCAAGCTGACTACAGACTTCGCATTCGCTGTTGCCTGTAACGTTGAGCCAATCGGAATCTTTTCAGATCCATCCTAAGCAGCAACGAGAAACGGGGCGCCCTGAGACGGGGCGCCCCTTCTCACTGCCTAGGGGGCAATCATGGCGCTTGAGGTCACAGAGAACACAGCCGCGCAGG